CGAGAACAGTTAAACGCACAGTTAGCGGCTAACAATGCGGCATTAGCGGCTAGTGGCATAGCAACTGAGGGTACTCCCGCTAGTATAGCCCTAGAAAGTGCCAAAGCTATTAGCGCAAGTGAAGGCATGATAGGATTAAGCGAAAGGCTAAAACAAGGCCAGTTAAGGCGGCAGGGTAAAATGGCAAGAAGTGCGGCTAACTTAAACGCGGCTTCTACTTTGTTAGAGGGCGGCTTGCAAACTTATCAAACGTACAAATCGGAAAAAACCTAATGGCTATTAAACCAATAAAACGATATGGCTTGCTTACACCTACGGGTGTAGACCCTACTGTGGGTAATCGCATGAAGGCTTTAGCGGGCATAGCTGACGGTGTAAGGGGTTTAGCTGTAGGGGTAGGCAAAGCTAAGGCTGAATCAGAAGCGCCCGCAGAAGCTCTTAGAGAGGCTAGAGAGGCCATTGAGGAAGGTCGTCCTGTAGAAAAGCGGGGTGTATTGGAGTTTGGAAGCGCACAATATAATCAAGTGGCGCAAGCCGCCTATCAAAAGTCTTTAAATGTTGATGTAAAAGACGCGCTCCAAAAGGCTCAAGAATTGCACCCCGATAATTTGGATAAATACCAGCAGGTTGCCAACGAATCTATAAAAGGCTTGCTTGGCAATGTTGACGAAGAAACGCGCTTTATTGTATCAGAGTATTACAATCAAGCTAATGCTGATGTAGTGCGGCAGATAAATTCTGCGGCCAAGAAAAAATCCGACAACCAAATAGCGGCTAATCTGCTTGCAGGCGCTATGGCCGAAGAAGATACAATATCTAATTTGTATAGAAACGGAAATTTTGACAGCGGCGACAAGGCGCTATTATCCTACGCGGCAGACTTGCAAAGCGGCGTAGATGCAGGGGTTTTGAACGCCGAGTCAGTAGTTAAAAAAATTGAAACCTTAAAAGACACTATTGCTATACAGTCTAAACTAGGCGAGTTAGACAGAACATTGTTAAGTGAGGATTTGCCAACTGCTGAAAGATTACAGCAAGCGCAAGGTTTTGTAGATGCCTTAAAGTCTTCGGGTGAAATTGCTGATTTGAGTGCGGCGCAAAAAGACTCCTTAATTCAAACCTTAGAAGCTAGAGTACAAGACGAAGCAAGACAATATACTGCCGAGCAAAATCAATTATCTAGCGCAGAAATGTTAAGAAAAGCAGACTTAGTTCAAAGCATTAAAACGGGCGGCATATCTTCTGAGAATGCTTTTGCTGAAATTGATGCTATGTTTAAAGAAGGGTTAATTTCTACGGAAGAAGAATTAATAAAATATCGCAATTATGTAAACGCGCAATTTACTTCTGACATAACTAAGCAAACAAACATTAACAATACTATTGCGGCTATAAACGGCAATCCTACCTCAGAGCCTTTAACGCAAGGCGCAGTAGATGATTATTATGAAACAGTGTCGTCTAACTTACCGCCTGACCCTATGGCAAGAGAAGTTGTACAAGCAGAAATAGTGGCGGGTACGCGCTACGTTCCTACCGACATGAAAACAGAATTTAGGAATAATTTGGTTAGCGGGGATGCGGCTTTGGTTAAAAGTGCCGCTAATACTATGGATAGGATTCTGCAAATTGCAGGTATGGGTAATGCATTTACTCCTAGAGAAACGGTTTTTGCTGAACAAGTAGCATTTAACATGGAGTACATGGACGCAGAAAAGGCAATAGCTAACGCAAACGACCAAACCGATCCTGCCAATGCCTCAATGGTTGAAGCGCGAAAAAAATATCTAGCTGACAATAAGAAGTCTTTTGAAAACAAATATGCTGACGAAATTGAAAGCGAGTTTACAGGATGGTTTCAAGACTTTGATGCTAACTCTATCGGCGGTAGTCAGATGGTTGCGGACTACAAAGAGTTGGTAGAGTCTTATTTCTTGGCTGGCAGTACAGAGGAAGGCGCAAAAAACAAGGCTATGGCTAACATGAAGGCGAATTGGACTAATTCTAGTTTTGGCCTAATGAGGAACGCCCCCGAGTTATATTACGCCGTTAACGGCAGTGTCGAGTATATTAAAGACGATATTTACAACGCTTTGAAAGACGAGTATGCCTCGCAAGGAATTCAGTTTGAAAAAAGCGGAATCTTTTTGCAGAGTGATGATACAACATCAAGGTTAGCCGCTAAAGGTGAGCCAGATTATTCCGTGGTTATTTTAACCAGCGATGGAACTTTGTTGCGCCCTAGTTTTATTGCAGAAGATGGGGCTGTGTTTGATCGGTGGAATCCAACAGACGAATATCAGGCTATGTTAAAATCTGAAAAAGAACGCATTAAACAAGTTGGTCAAGATGCGTTAGCTACTGATTATCAATACACTGACGCATATCCTGCTTACACTCGCGCACCACAGGAAATAAAATAATGGGCTGGTCGCAATCTCCCGCAACACAATTATACGGCGATAAGTCGGCTGTAACTTCTGCTTTGCCTACAGAAGGCAAGCCTAGCGTTAGCGAAATTGCTGGGGCGTTTTTTCGGCAAGAAAACATAATTGGCAGTTTTGTCAATCAAGAAGTGGGCTTGCCAGATACTAAAGACAATAGCACATTTGATGCTTATGCTCAGTTTACCGAGGCAGAAAAGCTAGACGAGCAGTTCGTATCTGCCGCTATTTTTGCTGACGACGATCAAGAAATTGAAGCGGTTAGAAAACAGATTGCTAAGGAACGGCGCGATAGAGAAATTATGGCTAAGGGTGGGGCTACTTCTTTTGTAGTAGGGCTTCCTGTAATGATGGCCGACCCATTGTCTTTGCTGTCTGTAGGTGGCGTAGCATTAAATACTTATCGAGCAGGAAAAAGCATTTTAAGTGGTGCGGCGGTTACTGGTTCTGTAGTAGGTATTGATACTGCTATTCAAGAAGCGGCGCTACATACTCAGCAGTTGACTAGAACTTATGGCGAGTCTGCAATTAATATTTCGGGAGGAATGTTACTTGGTGGGGTGCTAGGGGCAACAGCCAGCAAGTTAGCGGAGGCGGGAGCAGACAAGGCTTTTGTGGACGCTGTAGAAGACACAATGAACGTAGAACCTAAAATTGCAGACGGAATCAACCCGACAACTAACGAGCCTTTAAGCGGCGGGAGCATAGGCGCGGCTAAAGCTAGGGGGGATCAACAAGTATCTGGCAAGTTAGCCGAAGGCTTATTAAAGCTAATGCCTTGGGACCCTGTAGCAAGCACAATCACAAGTGCGGCCCCTGCTACTAGAATTACAGCTAATTTGTTAGCAGAAAACGTCATTAAAATGGATGGGGAGGCAGTTCAGTCAGCGGGTCAATTAGCAGGTTTACACGCAGGAAAACTAGGAATTGCAGTAGAGCAACACGCTAATCTGTTAGCGCAGTATAAAAAAGCTGGCGGCAAAATGACGCGCAAGCAATTTAGTGAGGCTGTATCTACAGCAATCAGAACGGGAAAAAGTAACATACCCGAAGTAAAAGCATCGGCTGATTCTTGGGTAAAAGAATTGTACGACCCCATGAAAAAAGAAATGATTGAACAAAGGCTATTGCCAGAAGATGTTGACGTTTCGACAGCCAATAATTATTTGAATAGAGTGTGGAATAAAAATAAAATTTCAACCAATTTCCCTCAATTTGTGATTAAGGTGTCTGATTGGCTAGAAGGTCAAGACGTTAAATTGTATGAAAAAGCAAAAGCGGCTTCTGCTCAAGTTGGAAAAGCGACAGGAAAAGAACAAGCAGAATTGCAAAAAATTATCGACAAGGCTAAATTTAAGAAAGGCATGGATTTTGAGCGGCAAGATTATGAAGCGTTAGCCGAAGAAATAGCGCAACGAATACAAGGCAGTCCAGACGGGCGATTGCCTTATGATTGGAAGTTAGGGGCTGGCTCAAAAGGTGGTGGAGTCAATAATCAAGGTATATCTGGAACCGCGCTACGAGGCCCATTAAGAAATCGCGTTTTTCAAATACCAGACGAATTAGTTGAAGAATTTTTAGAAAATGACATTGAAATTTTAGGCCCAAGATTTTTGCAAAACGTGTCTGGCGATGTAGAGCTAGTAAAAATGTTTGGCGATGTAAATATGACTGACCAACTAAAAGACATTAATTCATGGTATGCTAAGAAAAAAAATGATGCGTCCTTGACTCCAAAGCAACAGCAAAAGCTAGAAAAGCAAAGAGAGCAAGATATTAGAAATATTGCTGGAATGAGAGACCGCTTGCGTGGTGTTTACGGCTACACCGAAGATAATATTTTTACTCGCACTATGCGAGCCTCTAGGGATTTAAACTATTTGCGCTTATTGGGCGGGGTAACTGTTACTAGCTTTCCCGATGTTGCGCGTGTTTTTATGGCCGAAGGATTTGTAAAAACTTTTAAAAACGGCTTGCTTCCTTTAATAGCAAACACAAAGGCATTTAATGTTTCAGCGGCAGAAAGCAAAAGGTATGGTATTGGCTCCGTTGCGCTTACTCGTCGGTCAGCCATTATTGCAGACGTAGCAGATTACGCACAAGGCAATACCGCCTTTGAGCGGGGCCTTAGTAGCGCCTCGCGCAATTTTGGTAGAATTAATCTGCTAGATAGATGGACTGCTGGCATGAAACAACTTCACGCTGTAACCATGCAAACCTCTGTATTTGATAGCTTGCAAAAAGGAAAGTTTGACAAGCGCCTAGAAAGATTAGGAATTAACAAGCAATCGGCTCAAGATATGTGGGAGCAAGTCGAAAAATATGGCGAAAAAACCAATGGCGTGTGGATTACTAACGCAAAGAATTGGGACAGACCAGACCTAGAAAGAATGTGGGGCGCGGCTGTAAGAAAAGAAAGCGACAGAGTAATCGTTGTTCCGGGACAGGAAAAGCCTTTATTTATGTCAAGACCTATGGGGCAAACAATAGGGCAGTTTAAATCTTTTATACTTTCTACAAATCAAAGAATGGTAATTGCGTCCTTGCAAGGACAAGACCACAACGCTATTGGTGGCTTTGCAATGCTTGTAGGGATGGGGGCTTTTACTTATTTCTTAAAGCAAAAAGAATCTGGTAGAGAAATAAGCGACGACCCTGCCGTATGGGTAATGGAGGGTATCGACAGGTCTGGCGCTATTGGGGTGCTATCAGAAGTAAACGCATTTGTTGAAAAAATATCTAGCAACTCGGCAGGATTGAGGCCGATGTTGGGTACTAGTACGCCAGCATCTAAACAAGTATATAAGTCTATCGCTGAAAATTTAGCTGGGCCAACATTTGGCGGGTTGCTAACTACTACCATACAAGCCGCTAATGCAGTATCGTCAGGTGAAGAAATGACAGACTCAGACATTCGGGCTATTCGCAGACTTATACCGTACCAAAATTTGTCAGGGTTTAGAATGGGTTTTGACAAGATAGAAGAATCCGCGCAAGATTTATGATATAATCAACAGAACTATTGAGGCTACAAAATGACATTAACAGCGGCAACTACAAGAAACGATTATACGGCTACAAGCGGTCAAACCGTCTTCCCGTATACGTTTACCGCATTATCCGACACTGATATAAAGGTTGTCAAGAACGGCGTAACGCTAACACTAGGCGCTGGCAATGATTACACGGTTAGCGGTATAGGTAGTTACGGCGGTAACGTCACGTTAAACGTAGGCGCTACTACAGGCGACACCTTGTCAGTGTATCTTGATATGCCTATTGATCGAACTACTAACTACCAGAACTCAGGCGACTTCTTAGCCGCTGATGTAAACGGCGATGTAAATAAATCCTACATTGCACTACAGCAAATGGCTACGTCTATTCTAGCTACTATTAGAAAACCGCAGACCGATCTAGGCACGGTAAACATGGCTTTGCCAGTAGCTTCAAGCAGGGCTAATAAAGCTCTAGGCTTTGGTGCAGACGGGGCGGTCAAAATGCTACCCCCTAGTGGGACTCATGCGGTAATTGCGGTCGAGGATTTTGGAGCTGTTGGTGATGGCGTTACCGACGACACAGCGGCTATACAAGCGGCAATAAACGGTAGTAATGGAGTGTGGGTTTTGCTCTCTGCTCAGTCTGTTTACTTGGCTACTACTCTTACAGTAACAAACAATACTAAGCTATTAATTGAGGGTACTTTAAAGGCATCTTTGACCGTTACTGACACCCCGTTAATTACGGGCGCAAACGTAAGCAATGTAATTATTAGTGGTGATGGTTACCTTGACGGCGGGTACAATATTGCCGCAGGTTATCAAGGCCGTAGTGCTACCGAGCCTACAACTAGAACTAATGGCTCTGCATTACAAGATGGCGATACGTTTTACGATACAGCGGTTAGTCAATTCAAACAATACTCAGGGTCAGCGTGGGCTATTATTACAGCTTACAGGGCAGGCATTAAGCTGGATAAATCTGTAAATTGCTCTATAAATAATGTGACTATTGAGAACTTTATTTTAACAGCCCAGCCCGGAAACTGGGGCGCAGGGGTTTGGTTTGAGGGCGACCCAGATGGCGTAAGTGCGGTAGACTCAGTACGCAATAAGTGTATTAATGTTAAAGCTAATTATAATATTGGTTGCGGCATTGTGTTTGGTGGCAACCTTGATTCAATGACGGAACGCTGTTATACGGCGGGAAACCAATGGGGAAGCGGTATAGGTCACACGCGAGGGCTTAGGGCTGTATCATCTAGCGATACCTTAGATGGTAACGAGCTATCAAACCTTACGGTCAACTGCGAGGACTCTCAAATTATTGCCCCTACGTCCCGAAATTCTGGATACACTGGAATTAATATTGGTCACGACAGGGAGGCATCAAACGCATCAAGAACCTTATTGTTGGGAGGCTCGTCAGAGGACAACAACTACGAAGGGTTAACTGTTACTGGCTCTAGCGATGTTACTATTATAGGTTTGTACTGTAAGGGTAACGGAGAAAATTTACCCAATGCTAGTTTTAGGTACGGTATATCAAACCTAGCAAACTGCGAAAGGTTGCACCTTATTGGCTGTAAAGTGACGGGTTCTTATGGCCCTGCAATTTATTTAAAATCTGGCGTAGGCCATAGAATAGAATCATGTAAAGTTTATGAAAACTTGCGATCAGGAATGCAATTAAACTTGCCCGATGTTACCGTGTCTGATTGTGAAGTATTTAATAATAACCTTTTGTCTGACAGTGTAAATAGGGCAGGTATATTCTTAGAGTCTGGACGTAGCAAGATTACTAACACCAATATTTATGACACTAGAACTAGGGCTAAAAATACTATTGTAGCTACTCAAGGGCAGACAGTGTTCCCTTATACTTTTAAAGTTAATTCCGCGTCAAATATTCGGGTTGAGCGCAGAGGTACACCGCTAACGCTAACTACCGATTATACTGTCTCAGGAGTGGGTAGTGCTGGCGGCAACGTAACAATTAATACTGGAACGCAAAACGCGGGAGATGAAATTGTTATTAGTGGAGCGCCTGATAGCTTGTCAGATACTTATTATGCTACTGCGGCTCAAACAGCGTTCGCATATAACTTTGACCCTACTAATACCGCCGACCTAAGAGTAGTTAAAAATGGAAACTTGCTTACTTTAACTACGGATTACACTGTTGCGCCTAATGCTGGGGTAGGTGGCGTGATAACTTTAACATCAGGTGCTACCTTTAACGATAAGATTAGAATTACAGTCGTGTCGCAAAACTTTGGAGCGTTTGCTACTGGTGGCTTGCATCAATTTGTTGGGTGTAGTTTTGTAGGAAATATGCAAGAACCTACCAAAGTTTTATCAGGTGGCGATATTGATGTGACCTCTACCACAATAGGGAATGACCCTATGGGTGGCACGTTTAATCTTGCTGTGAATCAAACGTCAACCGTTGTTAATAATGATAATGCCACTTCTGCAAGCAGAATTGTTCTGGTTCCTCGGTATTCGTCTGCTTATGCAGGGCTAGAAGCGTTTGTTACCTCTGTTGTAGAGGGTGAAAGTTTTACGGTGAATCACAACACTGGCAATAATCAAGTATACAATTATATTATTATTTGAGGTATTTATGAGCAATCCATTTGAAGGAAAACGAGGACATTTAAACGGTAGCGTAACTGATATGCTACCTGTCACCCCAAACGACAGCACAGACCTATCTAGTGTAGGTATAGGGCTATACATTACGGGCGCGGGTAACGTGACTTTTCACAACGTAGATGGAGTGTCTAGGACGGTTGCTGTCCCCGATAACTTTTATCTTATTTGTTCGGTCAAGCGTGTGCTATCTACTGGCACTACTGCTACTGGCATACACGCTCTAATAGCATGATTAACGCTAACTTAAGCGCATTCTCGATTGGCAAGGCTGTAGGTCGTGGCGGTGGGCCTAAGTCATGGCAATACAGCGGCACCAGCTTTGACATATCTGCTCAAGATATATCACCAAGAGGCATAACTTGGGATGGGACATATTTTTGGGTGGTTGGAACTGCGTCTGGCAAACTATACAGGTACACTTCCGCAGGCGTTTATGATAATTTTTCTTTTCTCGTTGGTAGTGGAGCGCAAGGTATAGCGTTTGACGGTACGTTTTTATGGGTTTTAAGAAATATTGGGGCCTCAAATAATAGGGCTGAAAAATACAACACAGCAGGGGTATATCAAAGCACGTTCTTTAGTCTATCAGGCACTACTACTAATGGTTTAACTTGGGACGGGACTCATTTTTGGGTAGTGGAGAGCCAGACAGATGCGGTATATCAATATACTTCAGCAGGAGTATACACAGGCACTAACTTTAGCGTAGCAGGTCAAGAGGGAAATCCTCACGATATTGCATGGGACGGGACTCATTTTTGGGTAGTGGGTACATCGTCAGATAATGTATATCAATACACCTCTGCGGGCGTATATACAGGCACTAATTTTAACGTAGCAAGCCAAGAGGGAAATCCTTACGGACTTGCGTGGGACGGGACTAGCTTATGGGTAACAGGCAATGTTACTAGTTCCGCATACAAATACTCATTTTTACCAACACCATAAGGAATTATTATGGACAAGTTAAAACAATTTTGGCGTAGTCGTAGCAACCGTTGGCAGGTCTTTGGGATAACCTTGGCGGCTCTACAAGTGTACGTTTTACAGCTGAACTTATCTGCCGAGGCTATCATGTTAGCTAGTATTCTATTTGGAATGGGCGGTATATTCTTTCGGTATCAAACTACGCAGTCAATGGCAGAAAAATGATTAAAACATTAACAGAAAATCCGCAGATTAAATCTACTGTAGAAACCGCCGTTGTAGCAAGCGCGGCGGCTAACGGCTTTGACTTGGCAGGGTGGATAGACCTCACATTAAACCCTATCTTACAGGCTGTTTCTCTAGTTGCGGGTATTTGCCTTTCTGTTATAATGATTAGACAACGAATTAACGAAACTGATAAGGATTAAATTATGCCTAGCCCTACCTACCCACCAAAGAAAAAAAAGAAAGTGAAAAAATGACACCGCTGTTAGGTTGCTTATTGGTTGCCCTAAGCCTAGCGCAAAGAAGCCAAAGCAACAAAATGATTGCCTTAACCTTTACAGTTAGCGCGATATTGATTAGCAATTACGTTACGTTGCACCCTGATTATTTTTTTTTACTTAGCGCACTGTCCGAGGGTACAGGTATTTGTCTAATGCTTAATGCTGTACAATTAGAACATAATAGATTGGCTTTAAAACTTCAAGTTATGTGCCTTGTATTAGTCGCTTTACAGTGTTCTTTTTACACTACTTGGTACTTAGGCATTACCACAATAGCAGGCTTTGCCGTAGAATCTATTTACGCCTATACATGGACTGCATACTATCTGATGGTATGCGCTATTCTTACAAAGGAATCTGGAAGTTTTGGAACTGCTATTGAATATTCTGGGTTTCGTGGCTCTAGCGTTGGCTTGCGTAAATGCAATGGCCCATTATATAGGGAAGCGTAAAGAAAAGTAATGGGTATTCTCAGTAGCATATTAGGCAATGGCGATGTGATTGCCAAGGGGTTCAAGTTAATTGACGACTTGCATACCTCTGACGAAGAACAGATCAAGGCCACCACCAAGGCCAAGACTGACCTATTATCTGCCTACGCCCCTTTTAAGATTGCACAACGCTATCTAGCGATTATCTTTGCTTTGACGTTTGTAGCCAGTTACATCATGGTGTTGACTTTATATTTTGCTGGAAACTCTACGGACGATGTTACTAAGATTATACAGGCGTTTAAAATAGACTGGATAATGCTTACTATCGTAGGGTTTTATTTTGGTGGTGGTGCGTTTGAGGGTGTGATTGCATCAAAAAAGAAATGAGATACTTTAAGCTAGAAGATTTTAACTGTCAGGAGACTGGCGAAAATGAAATGTGTCCAGACTTCCTCGCACGATTGGACGAATTACGCCACCGTTGCGGATTTCCCTTTATCATCACGAGCGGCTATCGCAGTCCACGGCACAGTATTGAAAAAAGAAAGCCCCAAGCGGGAACTCACGCCCAAGGTATTGCCGCAGACATTAGAGCGTTACACGGAAACCAAAGATACATCATCCAAAAACACGCCTACGAGATGGGATTTAAGGGTATAGGTGTTCACAAATCTTTTATTCATGTAGACGACAGGGAAACAACCGCAGTTAGTTGGCCTTATTAAGTAGGCTCTTAGCGGTCTTTTTAGACTGTTTAAAGGCTTTTGCTGTGGGCGCACCCTTTGCCCCTGCTTTCCTCATAACCTCGCCAGAACCGGCCTTAATTCGCTTTCTCTTAGCATGTATGTTCGCGTATAAACCTTTCATTACCATTTACTCTTATTAGCCCAGTATGCCGCAGACATTTTGCCTTTGGCTATGTTCTTTGCGTGTCTTGCTTTAAATGATTTGCGCCTAGCTTTTTGTTTTTCGGTCTTTGGATTAGAGCCTGCGCCAGATACACCTTGCTGACCATAGCGTATAGTCTTGACTTGGTTGCCAGATTTAGCCACAACAACGTGTGACTTTGTGGGATGGCTAGGAGTGCGTTTAGGTTTGTTGTAACCAGATACGCCAATTCTTTTTAGTAGGCTTTGACTCATGTTTGTATTGTACCAAAAAAAAGCCCCTAAAAATAGGGGCCAAACAGGGGAGTAATACATGCAAATAACAATATTGACTGTTGACGCAGTCAATGCTTAGTAACCGTGTTACAGCACGAGTCCTAAGAGATTGTGTAACTGGAAGTTAACACAAAACCTATTATACATTAAAATTTGGATGAAGCAACCCTATTTGTTCTTCTGTAGGTGGTGTCTGCAATTCTTCTATCTCTATCTTAACCTCAGCCCATAGATCATCCACTTGCCCCCTTGCTTTACTGGGTACAGCATCTAGGTACATCACTGATTCAACAATATTTAGCAAGGTTTCTTTATGCTCATGCAGGTTGTGTTGCTCACAGTCTTTAAGTAATTCATGTAGGATCTTCATCACTTTCTCCTAGTTATATGAAACAGGTTCGTAGCTAGGGTCTTGCTCCATCTTCCGAAGCTCTAACCTGTAATGTTTGGCAATCTCTGCCCTAAGTTTTTTATTGGTCGGCATTAAAATATTTTTCTTTTCTAATAACATTTCCATGTGACCCTTACCTAAGTATTCTTCCCTTAGCCATTCTGTAAACTCTGTAGGGTTTTCAGTAAAGTACCTATGATGGTGGCTACACAGACACAAAAGGTTGTCTAAACTCCACCTAACAGACTTAGCCCTGCGTCCGTGAATGTGACAGCACTCCATTCTACTGTCCTGCTTGCCGCAGTATTCACAAGTGTAATTAGCTTTCTGTCTAACAACCTTACTGCACCATGTATCGCAAGCCTCTAGCTTAATTGCCATTGTCTTTCCCCATTTGCACCCATATTTTGTGGTGTTCCCACAGATAATTTGATAGCACCTCTGCTACCTTTGATAGCTCCACCGTGCCAAGGTTAGTAGAACTCTTTGCCTTTGGATACAGCGAGTCCTGTACAGGCTTCCACATTCTTTCTTTTACGTTGTCTTTTGTCCAAGGTATTTCCACTTCCTTAGTCAATACTGGGCTAGTCATTTTTAGCCAGTACCCCGCATCGTTACACTTGTTAGCGATCTCTCCACAAAACGCCCACATAGCATCATTTTGTAAAGGGGTTCGCGGCTTGGTTAAAAAATAGTGGAATCGAATGTACTTTTTTTCTTGATACAATTCCTCAACCATTTTTTTAAAATGCTCTAGCCTATCATCACTGTTTACAGTAAATCCTAATGGCATAGCTTTTGCCTCAACCAGTAAGCGGAAAGTTTTTCCATGCTCGTTTCACACACAGACGTTACAACAAACGGTTTACGTTCCTCAACAGGCAATAACAATGATTCTGAAAACTCATTAACCTTTAAGTGGTTTCGCGTTCTGTGCCGATTGAACCTAGAAACTAATATTTTTGCAGGAATGCCAGTTACAGTTTCGATATAACCGTAGTTGTACGCTTCCCCATGCTTAAAGTTATCATTGCACTCGCCCACATATACAGATTTTTGTATATTATTTTTCTTACTAACCATCGCATCCTCCCGTAACCCATGATGTATCCGTTAACGCATCTTCAATATTTCTTTTTCTAATGCTCGTATTTTCAGCCCATGACCTATCATTCATAATAGAATTTTGCCTGATAGATTGCTTTCTAGGTCCCACTTCATCCTCCCAGCGCCTACCATTTAAAAACGTAGCAGGGTGTGGAATGTATTGTTTATCATCCCATTCCCCCGCATCCATTCTAGCCTTCATGTTTTCAGCAATCAATTTAACAACATCGTCACTTAACTTCAACTTATCCCATGCTTTCCTTGCGGCTAACTTTCCCTTTTTAACAGGATAAGCAGACCAAAAAGCATCAAAATGATCATTATTATTAACTGTAATATTAGTTGTATTATTAACTGTATTATTATCTTTAAACTTTTCTTTAATAGGGTCATTAACTTTTCTTTGTGGGGTACTTAACTTTTCTTTAATACCCCCATTAACTAAAGTTATATACCTATTTAAGATTTCTTTACTACCCTCCGCGTGCTGTATTTCACTTTCAATACACCCTGCATCAACCAACTGGCGCACCCATTTTGAGATAGATACCTTGCTGACTCCGTACAAGTTGGCGAAATAGGCGTTCCCCGCCCAGCACCGCCCCTCTTTGTTGCATAAAGCGGTTATCTCGCCATATAGCAGTTTAGCATTGGGGCAGAGAGTATCATCATATCTAACACTGGCAGGGATAATAGCGTAGTAAGACGGCTTATCCACGCTCACCTGCCGCTATAAACTCAGATACCTTAACTTCAAACAAATCAGACAGCTTTTCTATGGTCTTACAGGTAGGGTCTCTGTGGCCGTTAATCACTAATGAAACAGTAGCAGGGTTTAGGATAGCAAGCCTGCTTATGTCTGCCTGCGTGTATCCACTCTTTTTCATAAAATGCGTTAAAGATTTTTGTATGTTCATTTTTCTGTACCCACTCTGTTTCATAAGATGCGTTAAAGATTTTTGTATGTTCATTTTGTCACCTCCGTTAATTGAGATTACATAATATACCCTAAGCAATGAATTTGCAATAGGGGGTTGACACAAAACGTAAACACTGTATAGTAAACGGTAAATCACTGAAAGGAGAGTTACATGAATTACACCAAAGAAGCCCGCAAAGCTGTCATAAAAGCCGCTACTTGGTTTAGAGATTTTGAAAATCGTGACCTGATAGACTACTCTGACACAGAAAAAGATTTAGTTTGTATCGCGTTTTTGGAAAACGATTTCAACTGGTGCGACGATATCCTGCCACCGCTTGTTGACCGCGACAACTACCTAGAGTGGATAGCATACATATACGGTTACTATGTTGGCGGTGAATTGCATACGGAATACCGTAACGCTATTTATTTGTATTTGGAAAGCGCACTTAATGAAATTATTAACGATCATAAAGCACAGCTAGGAGGTGAGTAGTGATTAAAGAATCTTTTTTAGAAATGGCAAAACGGCATCAAGCTGGAGATATGTTGGTGCAGGGTGCTTGGCAAACGTGTTCGGTTGGCTGTTTCAATCGCGACTATGGAAATGATCCCTATGATTTTGCAGCATTAGCGAGATCAACAGGATATAAAGAATGGACACATCGACTTCAAGAAAAAGTATTTGAGAGCCTGCCAGAAAAATACGCTAAAGATTGGCATGTTCAGTTTGCTGAGAAGATGGAAACGGTTAAGGATTTTGATGCCCTTTATCACAGCTTCATGATCGGGGTGTTGGAGGTTGCCTTGCCCCATGATAAATATGGCGTGGTACAGCCTGTCATTGATTTGCACCGAGATTATCAGAGTGCAACACCAGAAGATTGGGAAGAAGTTGCTGATGCGGCTAGGGATGCGGCTGAGGCTGATGCGGCTTGGGATGCGGCTTGGGCTGCGGCTTGGGCGGCTAAGGATGCGGCTAGGGATGCGGCTAGGGCTGCGGCTTGGGATGCTGAGGCTGCGGCTTGGGCGGTTTGGGCTGCGGCTAGGGCTGCGGCTTGGAAAGATATCCGCGATGCTTTTTTAAACGCTGATGGGGGTGAGTGATGAACGATAAAGAATTGTTAGAAAAAGCTGACGAGTTTTTAGACATGGCTTTCTTAGGTGATGGGAAAGAACAATGCCTAATGTACAAGATGAAATCTAGGCTTGAAGAATTAACCACCGATAAAAAAGAACCCGAACCCCAGCCCACAAGCATTGTTTGGGAGCCGAAGAAAGGCGACAAGTATTATTTTGTGGGTAGTGACGGAACTGTGCAAGTGACAGACTGGAGGGGCGACCAGCTAGACAAGGAATTGCTAAAACACCACAACGTCTACAAAACCCGCGAACAAGCAGAAAAAGCCGCCCAGTACCAAAGCCGTTACAACATGGTGCTACAAGCCGTGATCAACCTTGAGCCTGATCAAGTGGTGTATTGGAAAGATGATCAACAGGTTAAATATGAAATTTATTTTAATTATGAGGAAGGTCTTTGGGATAAGTGCTGGACTTTTTGCGGTGTTCACGGCTACCCAGTCCTTACTGATGAAAAGAACGTCCAGCCTCTACTAGACTATTTAAATTCAAAGGAGAAAGAAAATGGATGATAAAGAGTTTTTAAATGACATTGATCGCGGGGATTATGATGCCAGCAAAGGCTATCCGCATAAAGAGGGTGAGTCCAAAGCGTATGATATGGGTTATGCGTTCCGATACATGATTGAACAGATGGAAACAGCAAGGAGTGAACAATGAAATCAAGCGAATTAATCAATGAGTTAGCTAAAGCACTATGTAATGCTCAGGGACAAATGGGGGGCGTTGTTAAGGATTCATCTAACCCTTTCTTTAAATCAAAATATGCTGATATAACGTCAGTTATTAAGGCAATCAAACAACCGTTTTCCGATAACGGGTTGAGTTATACCCAATTCCCAATTAGTAACGAGCATGGCGTTGGCGTATCAACTAGATTAATGCACGTTTCTGGTCAATACCTTGAAATGGAATACACGTTGCCAACGGTTAAAAAAGACCCTCAATCATTTGGGTCTGCAATAACGTACGCAAGACGGTACGCTTTGCAATCCATCGCAGGGATACCAGTTGCAGATGATGATGCGGAGGCGGCAATGTTGCGCGGAGACGAGAATAGAAGCGAAGTCAGGACTATTTCTGATAATCAAATAATAACCATTGAGAAGTTACTTGATGAAACGAAGTCAGATCGGTTTAAGTTTTTGAGTTGGTTCAAGGTGGGTGATATTAAAGATATTTTAGCCAATGATTATGAGCGAGTTGTAAAGGCTTTGGAGGCTAAAAAATGATTATTTTAAACCACGAACAGGGTTCAGATGAATGGCTTGCATCTCGGCTTGGCAAGCCCTCTGCTAGTAACTTT